TAATTGAAAATTATTATAAAAGACGCGTACTATAATTGATAAAATCAACTTTGGTACGTGTCTTTTTTGTTAGTGGGGAATAAATAGGGAAAGGTTGTTAAGGTTATTTCTTAAGTTGACTTTCATGTTCTCAGTAACGTGAGTGTAGATTGATAATGTTGTTTTAATGTCAGAATGTCCTAATCTTTGAGATATTACTTTGATAGGTACATTTTGTTCAATTAATAAAGCAACGTGAGTGTGTCTGAAGATATGTGTGTGAATATTTAAAATTCTTAAATGATTTGCTATAGTTAGGTAGGTAATTTTAAAAATGAATTTATTGGAAGATATATAATCTAGCAATAATTTAGCTATGAAATCAGATATTTCTATAGTTCTAATGCTAGATAAAGTTTTAGGTGAACTAAGTTTTCCGTTAGATAATTTTGTTTTGCTAACAGAAATAGTTTTATTTTTAAAATCAACGTCATCTGGAGTAAGTGCTAATACTTCCCCAATTCTAAGTCCTGTATGCAACTGTAAAACAGCAATACTTCTAACCGTGTTATTTTTTATTTTTTTTAAAATATCGGGTATTTCATCTTTCTCTAAATATTTAATTTTTTGTAACTCCAATGCCTTCTCTTCTTTAGTGAACTTGAAATCAAGTTTAACATCAAAATCTTTCACATAGTATTTTTTAATAAATTTAAAGAAGTTATTTAACACCAAACGAGTTAAATTAATAGCATTAGGGGATAGTTCCCCCCTCATTTCCATTAATATTTTATCATATTTGATTTTAGTGACATTTTCTAATTTTTCATTGTCATCTACTACTTTTATTCTTGCTTCATAGGCTAAATAAGAATTATAAGATAAAGTTGGCTTTTTAAACTCAAGATACTTTTCTTTATAATATCCTAAATGGTGTACCTCTTGATCTGGATTTAAAATCTTATTGATCTTTTCTTGTAATTCCTCATATGCTTCTTTCTCAGTAGCACGTGTTTTATTATTTTTCACAATGGAAACACGTCTAGTCTTTCCTTCTTTATCTTTAAACGACTGAACATATCTATACTTTCCATTATGCGTTATCTCTCTATACATAAAAATACACATCCTTTCTTGATAAACTTAAGATGTGTATGGTATAATATTAATTAAATGAGCGAGGTTCGCTCCACATCTTAAATGTATTTTTAAGATCGTTAAAAACTCTCACTATCTTGGCGGACGGGGGAGTTTTTTTTATTTTATTTCAAATCAAGTTTAATGATTTTTTTATCTTTGAATGAGAAGGTAGGTTGTACTTCTAATTCAAGTGATCCATCTTCGTTTACAGCGAATGCTTGTGTTACATTTTCTGATACTCTATTAGGAGAAATACTATCTAATTTAACTTGAACAGGGTATGATTCTGCTTTTTTACCGTTAACATATAGTTTAATATCAGTCCCTACCGGGTAATCCTTGTCAGAAAGGTTTTTAACATCGTATGTTACTAATAATACTTTTTTAGCTGGTTTATCTGCGAATTGATTTCTTTCATCAGTCCATGCAGCAGTTTTTACTGTTATTTCCACTTCTTTATCAAATGCGATAGGTGTACCTAATTTAGCTTCATTGCTGTTTTTCTTTTCTTCTTTTTTCTCTGTCTTGTTAGAAGATGAACTCTTATCAGTAGATGAAGAGCATCCAGCAAGAACAACAGCACTAGAAAGAAGTGCGCTTAATAATATTCTTGATTTTTTCATTCTTATAAACTCCTTTTAATTTGTATTTTCGGCGGTTATTTTAACCATAATGGATAGCTAAAAATAGCTATCTTAATATTTTTGTCTTAACTCAACCACTTTTCCTAGTATCACAACTGGTTTAGTACGAATATCTTCATCGGAATAAAACATAGGTGGATACTTAGGGTTAGTAGATACTAACATTATTCCATTGTCAGTCTTCTGAAGTCTTTTACAGGTTGCATCGTCTCCGTTCACTAGAACAATAACAGTATCTCCGCTATTAGCATCTGATTGTTGACGTACTATTACAACATCTCCGCTTTCCATACGAGGCTCCATACTATCCCCTTTAATTCTAAGTCCGAAGAATTCACCTTGACTTTCCCACGATTGTGGCACTTCCTCGTAGTCCAGTATATCCTCAACAGCAGATATAGGTATTCCTGCTGCAACTGTTCCTAAGACTGGGATTTGTAGTCCTTGGGGTGGTTGTGAGTCTTCTATCATTAATTTGGTAGTTTTATCTGATTTTCCTAATAAGTAGTTTAAATCTACGTTAAAGAAGTCAGCTAGAGATTCAAGAACTTCAAAATTAGGTTCTCTTTGTCCACTTTCATACATTGATATAGTAGAAGGTGCAACTTTTAAAAAATTAGCTAATTCACGTTGATTTATCTTTTTTTCATTTCTTAATTGTTTTAATCTAGTTCTGAAATTCATAAGAACACCTCTTTTCTTAAATTTATAATATCACGTTTTGTGAAAAAAATCAACTTCTAGTTTAAAAAATTCACAAAATGTGTTGACAAATAAAAAAATAGATGGTAATATATAATAAACAACACGAAACGTGAAGTTAGGAGGTGAAAAAATGGAGGGATTCGGAAAAAGAATCAAACAATTAAGGCAAGCTAAAGAACTTAATCAAAGTCAATTAGCAGAAGAATTAGGTGTTTCAACAAGTGCTGTCAGTCAGTACGAGCTAGAGGAACGTATTCCTAGAGATGAAACAAAAATTAAAATTGCGACTTTTTTTAATAAGAAAGTTAGTGATATTTTTTTTAGAAGTTAAGTTCACGTATTGTGAATTCAATCGAAATCAAACAAACCCTCCCTTATTTCAAGAGAGGAGAAAGGAGGAGTGAGAATGCTAACCGAATATTTCGGACTTATAAAAAGTGGATTAATGGATGCAATAACAATAGTTGGATATATTTTGATATTACATACATTAATAACCACTATTCTTTCAGAAATTATTAGTACTCTCAAGGAAAAAAAGGATGATAACGATTAATGAATTTATAGCATATATTATTTTTGAGTTATGTTACTTAGGTTTATTGTTTTATATATTTTATATTACAGATAATTTATCGTTTTTTAAATATTTGTTGGGTAATAAGAGCAAAAAAGCCAACAAACGCACTAAAAAATGAAAATTGTACTTCATTTAAACCTAATGAACTAAACAGTACTATGAAAGTTATTATAAACAATCTTATTAAGAAATAATGTATCGTATCATATTGTGAAATTTTATCTTTGTGGTATCTAAAAAATAATAGAGGAACAATACACAATAATGAACTCAAGAATAAACACATTAAAAATGATGTTAGTGTATGTGAGTTAAAACTTTTAAATATTGTAACAAAAGCAACATTTTTATCTGTTTTCACAAGATATTCTACGTATCTAGTTAAAAATCTTAAAAAACCATAAGGCATTAGAATTACGTAGAACAGAAAAGATAGCCAGAATTGAATAGTTTTAAAAATATTATCCATATAATTCACCTCCGTTATTTTAGAATATATTCCCAAGAAAAATAAGAAGTAGAAGGTTTAGATTTCCAGGAAATACTCAAATATATTATAACACTTAGGTGAAGAAAGGTCAAAGATATATGAAAGCATTTTATAAAACGGTAAAAGAACAACTAGAAAATAAAGGAATGACAATTTACAGATTATCGAAAGAAACAGGAATTTTTGAACAAACACTATATTCGATGTTTAATGGCAACACAGCTAGTCCTACACTAGATAACGCTGTTAAGATAGCTAAAGTATTAGATATAGATTTAAATAAATTAAAAGTAGGTGATTAAATGTATGATGCGTGGAAAGATAAATTAGAAAATCCAGATAACTGGGTTGAAAGAACTGAACTAAGAAAAATCTTAAAAATGGATGGTTCTCCAAGATGTTTTAACGAGTGGTTGAATGAAATTGAGGCTTTAGAGGATTCTTACTTATATATTCAAGGTACTCTTGAAACTAATGAGACTTTTAACAAAGTTAGAATTTACAATTATATTAACAATAAAAGGTCAATAAAAAAACGTGAAAAACGATTAAAGAAAGGAGCTTAAAAAATGAATAAATTAAGAAGAAGAAAATTCAACACTTACTACTGGACTTGCATCGTTGTTGCAATGTGCACACTTGCATTAAGTAATATTGAGTGGCAAACAATACTGGCATTTCTGTTAGGAGCTACTTTATTACCATTCTACATTTTAGATGAACGTGGTAAGTATGCATTTGAAGATGGTGAAAGCAATGACTAGATATAAAATCAGTAGAAATAACAATAACATATACAGTATGAAGTTTAGAGAATTGCTAATTGAAAAAATCGAACAGTTAAAAATCAAACCAACTGAACTATCTGAAATCAGAGGTGTGCCAAAAACGTGCATTTATAATTTCAGATATAGAATAAGTACTACATTAAAATTTGATTATGTGGTTAGATTAGCAAATGCATTAGATATTGATTTGAATAAATTGAAAGGAGTATAGGATGGGAAATTTAAACCATTATGATTATATATATAAAATTAATGATTGGGCAGAAATAAGAGGCTTAAATAGAAGTGATTTTTTAGCTATGCAACTTGAGAAGTCAAGAGAAGAAAATGCAGAATTAACACAAGCAATTACTAAATATGAGTTAGGCAATAAAGATGCGATAGTAGAAATAAAAGATGCTATTGGTGATATTTACGTTACTTTAGTAGTCGCATTTAAATTATTGAAACCGATAGAAACTGTATACTATGCATTTAGATCTACGGTTTTATGGCATTCTAAAGATGAATTAGAAACTAGCTGGATTTGTTTTTCAGAATTACTTAGAACGACAGATGCTAGATTTTATAAAACTTTTATAAGTGAAGAAAAAATAGATGTAGAACTGTTTAAAATTCTAGTAACTTATATAAATTTACTTGATGTTGTTGCTAAAAAGTATGATTTAGAGTTAGTGGAATGTGTTGATTATGCTTATAATCAAATCAAAAATCGTACTGGGAAAATGATTGATGGTAGTTTTGTTAAGGATAAATAAATGAGGTGAATTTAATTTTGAAAAGGAAGTCATAATAAAATAGCCGTTTAAAACAACGACTACTTACAAAAATTTACAATTTAAAAATAACATATTTAGGAGGAAAAAGCAAGTGACATTAGAAAATATTAATAAACCTAATCCAAAACATTACAAAATTGAACTTAAAAATATACCAGTAATTATCGATGGGAAAGAAGTTGTTGTCGATAATTTACAGCTTGAAACAAGGCACATATTAAAAGATGTTCTAAACGATGCTAATTTAACTCATGAACAAGCTTTTTGGTACGGGAATATTGGAAAACGATATTTTAGATTGTGTAAAAAACACGATGAACCAACAACGGATATTAAGAAGATAATACAAGAATCAACATTTTTACTTAGCTCTATTATAGGTAAGGAATATAAAGCTAAATTACTGGATGAAAAAGGTAATGATTTATTGAACGAAAAAGAAGAAGAGATAGCTGTGTTTGATAAGCTTAATTTTTTATTAAATGAACAAGAAAAAGAGTTTTTAAACGAAAAAGATATTGAACACATTCTCATTAACGGTAAAAAAGTACCTGATCACTTGGTTAAAGATGCATTAGATATGTTAGGAGAAATAATCTATGGAAAATAAAAAGTATTCCGACATCATAAAAGATTTACGCTTCACTGCAAACAAGCTTGCAGACTGTGTAGATTATGCAAATTTTGAATCATTAGAACGTAGAAAGATAAGAGAAGTAATTGACATTTTAGACAACAAAGTATTTGAACTGGAGGAGTT